GATCCGGTCGGCGTTGGCAAATAGGCTTCTGACTTCTCGTGCAATGTCATCGCGGTTGGCCTTTTGCGGTGGCTTTGCGGGAGCCGGCGGCGCTGCGGGAGGCGGTGGCGCCGCCGGCGCGGCCGGGATCTTCCCGACCTGGCTCAAGGGCACAACTTGTTGTTGAACACGCGGCTCGTCGCCAAACTCGACGCGGTCGAGCCCTTCGAGGTTGCGCGCTTCGTTCGGCGCGAAGATGCCACCTTGCACGCCCTGCGCCAGCGCTTCGATGCGATCCTTCATCGCCGAGCGTAGCAGCGCGTCGGTGTCAAATTCCACGTATTCGTCGGGCTGGCCTTTGAGATCGAACAGCAGGCCGATCGCTTCCTCGATGTGATTGAGCGCAAAGCCGAGACCCGATGATTTCCAGCTCTGCATCAACAGTTCGGTCGACGAGAAGGTCGAGCCACCGAGGCCGAGGATCTGCAACGGAATGCGAAACGCGAGCGCGATGTGCTCGTTCGAAAGTTTCATCATCTCGGCGGTAGAGGCATCCCTGCCGCTCACCGCCCACGGCTGAACTTTCAATCCAGCGGTGAGGATTGGCGTGCCGCCCTGGTGCAGACCTTTGGCCTGCTCGTTCCAGCGGTCGCGCAGCGCCTGGAGCTGGTCCTTGTCGAGCGTGAGATCGGTCGAGAGCACCGCCGATGGCCGCGCCTCGTTGAGGTAATATCCTAGCTGCTGTCGCGCGATTGCGCTGTTGACGCCGATGTCGCTATAGGCCGCGACGATCGGGCTTTCGCCGATCAACGGCACCGGCCAGCGATGCCGCACCGTGTGGAGCCGAATGTGCAGGACGTCGCGTTGCGGCACGATCAGCGGCTCGCCGCCAAGCCGTTTATCGATCACCTGGTTGCCGTGCAGTTGATAGAAAATCTCGCCATTGCTGGCGAGCCGCGGATGCGACATCAGCGGGTCCATCAGATGCAGCTCGTCGATCTCGAACCGCGAATTGCGCAGCCCGAGCGCATAGGTGTTGCCCTCGAGGTAGAGCGAGCGCGTCGCGTTCAGCAGAAAGTCAGAGATCGATTGATAGTCATTCGGATGGCGCAACAAACGCGAGAGCGACGATGACTTGACGCGCTCGCGTCCGCCTTTGCCGTTGAGCCGCCAATGATCGCCGGGACACATGGCGACGGTCTGGGCATAGGCCGAGACGCAGGCCTCGACCATGGCCGATTGGGTGCCGAGACTGGTCGGCGTGTAGCCCTGCTGCCACCAGTTGTCGGCAACGCCGGCGGGCAGCCACCCGCCGGTGACCGGCAAATAATAAGGGCCTGGCCGGTAATCGCCTTCACCCTTGCCGATGAGCTGGCCCGCGACGCGGGCCAGAAACCCACGAACGTTCATGTCGACGGGTTCGCAGTCCTCGTTTGATAGTTGCCGCGTCGGCCGGCCTCGGCCTGCTTGGTCTGCGCTTCGTTCGGGTCCGGGCTGCCGTCAGGCTCGTGCTCGAGGACATGAACGCCCATCGCGGCCATGTCATTTTCTTCCTGCGTCGGCGTCGGCTTGGTTGCACCAGCCGTTTTGGCCTGCTGCTCGTTTGCCTTGTCGCGGGCCGCGCGCTCGTCGGCGAGCTTCTTTTTCGCGGCCGCCGTCTGTTCGGTATCGGTCACGGGAACCTCCTTCTGTTGATGGAACTACCAAGTGACGCCCGTCAGCCACGCGATCGTGCCAGTGCGGCGGATCGCCCAGGTCAACGGCAGGATCAGGCGCAAGGCCAGCATGTCGGTCTGGAACATCGACTTGACCGGCGCGGCAACAACATTCGGCGAGCCCGACGTGCTGATATCGAGCGGCGTCGTGTCCTCGAAATGCAACGTGGCCTGATCGCTGATCTCAAACCTCGGCCCGTCGCCGGTGACGCTAACGAAGTCGGCGGCGTCAATGACGATGACCGTGCCCGCGGGCACCGTGCCGGACTGGATGAATGGCCAGCCGCCGAGGCGGCCTTGGCCGATCTCGTCGCGGTACGGGAACACGCCTGCACCGGTAGCGATGGCGAACGATGCGCTGTTGACCTGTTGCGGGTTGAGCAACCAAACCGGCTTGCGCACGTTGCCGAGCGTCCCGGTCAGCAGAGCTCCCGACAGTTGCTTGATATCGCCGGTGAGCGCGGTGAAGCCGCCGCCAGCGGTCGGCGTCAATCCGGCGACGCCGTTAAGGATGCCGGCCGGCCGAACAGTCGTCGCCGGGTTGGCGTCGAGCAGGACGGCATCGGTCGCGACCGAGGTGTCGTAGACGATGGCATCACGCAACAGTCCCTCGATCGCCGGGATCGAATGATCGTTGAGTTCCCGCGTCCAGGTCGTGATGACCGCCATTTTCATCGGCGTCAGGGAAATCGAGGTGAATGCGCCCTGGCGAACGGGAATCGGCAACCCTTCGCCAACGAACGATCCGGCTATCGTTGGCGTCCGCGACCGCGTCGGGATGATCAATTTTGCATTGCGACCGAAACTCAACGACATACCCATGCCCGACAGAGGCCCGAATACCGAGGCCGCCATCAGGATCTCCATGAAGTCGACGTTGACTTGAACCGCCAGTTCCTTCGCCCATCCGGTGACCGTGGTCATGGCCGCGGCTGAGGCCGCCTTGGTCTGCCAGTCGACCACGGCCTTGAGCGGTTCGTCGTCGCCAAAGATGGCACGGGTAACCTCCTGCACCGGCTTTCGTTCGTGATGGGCCAGCAGGCTCAAGGCACCGGCACGGCAAAACAGGCCGATCGGATCGAGCTTCTTCGTTGGCATGCCGAACGGTCTCGCTGGCAGTTGCGCTGCGCTATAGCCGTTGCCATTGCCCTTGCTCGTCACCGCCGATCGGCCGCCGTCGTCGCTGGTCACGGCGAGATTGCGCTCGCTATCACGCAGCGTCGCCAGGATTTCCTTGTCGTGTGCAATCTCGGCGTTTGCCTTTTGCACCGTCTCGAGCAGATCGTTGGGATAGTCGCCGTCGCCGACGGCATCGTGCAGCGCATCGAGCTTGCCGGTTTTTTCGAGAATCAGATTTTCTCTCTCTTTGATCTTCTGAGCGAGCGACATGGTCGCGCCCTTTCTTGAGTGTGATCGCGTATCGGCTTGCCCGCCGGTGAGCCCGCGCCGTGCGATCCCGCGTCCTTTGCCTTTCCCGGCGAACACGAGATCGATGGTGGTGGGCGAAATCTTGAGCGACTTGGCGATGGCCAGCGCATTCGGGTTTGCCGGCACCGAAACCAGGCTGGTCTCGACCAATTCAGCCTTGGTGAAGAACACGCCGTAATCGGATTCCGGCCGCGGCTTGGATTCCTTCGGGCGGAAGCCGACGCTGACGGCGCGCAGGATGCCGGCGTCGATCAGCTTGCGGATTTCATCGATGCGGTCGCTGGTGCCGGCCGGCGCGAGCTCGAGATGGCCGCGCAACTGCTTGTCGACGACGCGCGTGCGCGTCCATTTGCCGATCGGCGCGTTGCTGTTGTGGTTGAACAGTGCAATCGGGTTTTTCTGGAACGATGCCAGATCCCAGGCATCCGCCATGATGACATCGTCCATGCGGTCCGGCGTTTCGTCCGACAGCACGAACTCCAACCCGTTGACCTGACCGGCGTGGGTCTTGAAGCAGATATCTCTGGCAGCGCCCTTGTCCTCGTCCCAAGCATCCTCCCAGATCAATTGGCAGACATCCTGGTCGCCGAGCTCATCGCCGCAACGGCTCATGAAATCGATGTAGGATTCATCGAGATCGGGATAAAGATCGCTTTGACGTTGGCGCATACCCATGTTCAGCGGCCTTCTGGAAAGGTGGTTGAATGGCCAGGCTTGTGATCGTCGATCGCAATCGCGAACTTGCAGTCCACGAGCTGCGCGACCGGATGGTGACGTGAGCCCGATCGAAACTTGATGAAGTTGATCGAACTTACCCAACGCTCGCCGATTACGATGCCGGTATTCGGCTTCGCCACGAGCGTGATCTCGCCGCCGTCCGCCGTAAACAGCGCGTTGTAGAGGTTGCCGTCGCTCGAAACCTCGAACGTCAGATTGGCCGGCGTGAATTCTTGCGGGATCGTGATCCGCACGATGGTTCCGCCCGAGCAGTCGGCGCCGTCGGAAAGCGACTCGCCGGCCTTGATGGTCGGCCCGTCAACGATTGCAAGCCCCATGGCTCAACTCCTGTTTGCCGGATGATTGGGATCGATCGGCCAGCCGTCGTCGCCGACTTCGATGCTGTGGCCGCGGGTTTCGATGAAGCGTTTGCAGCGGTCGTGACAGCTCGCGCACAACGATTGCAACTCGCCGAGACAGAATTTATTCCAGTCGCCGCGGTGCGGCTTGACGTGATCGACCACGGTTGCGCGAGTGACCGCGCCGCGGTCAGTGCAGAATTTACAGAGCGGATGCGCGGTCAACTGCAACTGCCGCCGACGCAACCAATAACTGGTGCTGTAGAAATGGTGCCAAGCCTTCGCCCCGGCTTCCCGAGGAATCATGGACCCAGGACGACAATGCCGAACTGGCAAGCCAAATTTTGTATCACCGGCGCCGCCCCTGTGCCCGAACGCAACTTGATCGCCGTACAGCCGAGCAACCGGCTTTGAGCAATCGCGACATAAGAGCTCGGCTTGACGTTGAAGCTGAGCTCCTTCGCCGTAATGCCATCGTAAAGATCGTAGAAGTTGGTGCCATCCGCCGAAGCCTGCACCGTGACCACGCCGGGCGTCCAGGTGGCGGGCGTGATGAGCCCGACGACCTGGCCTGCAATGGTGGCGGCCGGAGTGATCGTGCCGCGTGCGGCAATTGTCGCAGTGACGGTGGTGATGGTCATTCCCGAACCCCCATTGAGGTCAGAACTGGTGGCCCACCGGGCGGGATGCCGATGGATGGCGGTATCATCCCGGCGGGCCTGTGAGCTGACGGAGCGGGAAGCAACGTCAGCCTACTTGTGTTACGCGAGCCGGTTGGAGCGGCGCTTGCGCAC